CCTATCCACTGTATAGGTGGGGCTTGATGTCGGCGTCACACTCGCCCCAGCATTCCTCTGGTCAATGACCATGTTCCCATTGATGATGCGATTGCGCTTGAACGACGAACCCATCACCACCGTGCCAGTGACGTTCACGGAGCCCGTGCCGCTGACCGTGAGGTTGCCGCCAACGCTCTCGTTGCCCGTCACCGTGTTGGCGGGGGTCGTGATTCCGGTCGTGCCGTTGATTGTGACAGCCATGATTATTCTCCAGCCGGTGCGATGGTCAACTCGCCAGCTTCAACGAGCGCCATGATGTTGGCGTAGTCGGTGTTGGCGGGGTCAATCGGGACAAAGCTTGTCGCGCCGTTAATGTCGCAGCGGATGCTGGTATTGACGCCATTGAAGGCTATGTACTGAGCGTTGGTGTACATGATCATAGCTCCGAAATTGCAACCCAATGCCCAGTAAAGAAAGCATTTACTGTCATTATTCCTGATGGAAGCCAAGACGCGCCAGACGACCCGGTATTAACAGATGTCTGAACTGCAAAGTTGGCAGCAGCGTCATTGTTATAAAAGTTTCCAGACGCTCCATTGTTTGGAGAGTAGGCCGTAAGTGTCGGGGTTGACCTCATGGAAACGGGGAAGAAGATAGGGATGACAGGCCTGTTGGTTGATGCTGTTGGAGAAAACGCCGCCAAGGAGCCAACATACGTGACGGTGCCGGGAGCCACATCAATGTTATATGACTTTGAATAATACCTCTGACACTGCACCAACTGATCGCTGTAGATCTGCATCTCGTAGGGGGTTGCTTTGGTGCCGACTTCTAGCTGGACGCCTGTGATGTAGAAGGTTGCGCCGGAAGTGCCGACAACGGAGACCGCGCCCGTCACTCCATAATAATTTGCCGCAGCCCAAGTTCCGGCTGTGCCTCTAAAACTTGAACCGCACCCAAGATCAAACCGAAGATAAATTCCAGTGCTATTGTCTGTCAGCCAAGTTCCACTGGTATCACCCGCAACAGTTACGGTTTTTTGTTCCCAAGTATTAGCAGCGTTAACGGTATAGCTAAACGGATAGGAACGATTGCTACCACTATTAGTTAAAGATGCGCTAAAAGAACCCGTAAGACTTGACCTGACCCAAAAAGAAATTGTAACGGATGCCGCACTTGCAGTCCCCCAAGCCAAATCTGCTGTATTGAACCCTTCAATAGCTTGGAAAAAACCATAATAATCCGTGCTTCCAGAAGAAGTAGGCGCAAGAGATGTTACGCCCAGATATTTTGTAAATCCCGTTGGTGGGCTTATCGAGCCAGCATTCTGTTGAACAGAAAACTTACTAGCGTTAGCTGATTGAGTGCACCAGCGGTCCAACGTATAGGTTCCTGCGGACGAACCAATGGTCACGCTCGCCCCAACATTTCGCTGATCCACCACCATATTCCCGTTGATGATGCGGTTGCGCTGGAAGCTGGAAGCCATCGCAAGTGTGCCACCGACCGTGGCGTTGGCGCTTGAGTCGAACGTCATGTTCGCCGTGGACGACGCGCCGTCTTGCAGCGTGGTGACTTTGAGTGTGCCAGACATTATTTGGCCTCCAGAGCGGCAAGGCGGGCTTCAAGCGCGTCGTTCTCAGCGGAAAGTTCTTGGATGGCGGCGACGAGGAGCGGGATGACATCGGTATACGCAAGACCAAGGTTGTCTAGGTTCTCGCTATCAACTGCCTCTGGTAAAACCTTTTGAACATCTTGCGCTATGAGGAATGCACGGCGTTTTTTGGCATCATCATTCTTGTATGAGCCAATGACGGCGCGAAGAGAAGTTACCTTGGCAACAGCTTCACTAATAGGCTCAATGATGTCTTTGGTACGTTCGTCAGAAAGTGAAGACCATGACGTTGCGCTTGTGCCGGAGAGATACACGCCGAAAGTAGACGCTGCCGAAATAAGAAAATTGGTCGCTGCTCCGCTATAAGGGCCAACCAACCATTTTGTAGTACCAGAATTTGTCGATACTGTTAATCCGCTGCCAACGTAGTTTACACTTGTCGTCCCCACCAGCAAATTGCCGCTAGTGTCAAACCGGGCTATTTCAGTTGCATTTACGCGAAACAAAAGAGGATGATTTGTTCCTGTTCCTATATATCCCGCAAGATTATTGCAAAAAAAGTTAGCTGATACACTGGCATCGCTATTCTGAACTTGAACAATGCCGCCACCAGAAGTTGTGGGACCGGTAAGGGTAAGCCACTTATATGTCGTGTCAGAAGAGACCGCACCGCCGATGCCGATATTTTGGTTTGTTCCAACCGTCATCGCAGTCGTGCCAGCCGACTGAATGGTCAGCGCCGTCGCGGAGGGGCTGGTGACAGTCGTAGCCGTCACGGTGCCAGTGAATGTGGGGCTTGCGGTCAGGGCCACAGTGCCGGTCGATGCGGGCAAGGTGATCGTGTTCGTCCCTGCAATCGCAGTGGGCGTCACGGTGATGGTTCCGGAGGTTGCTCCATTGAGCTTCAAGTCACCCATTAGACGATGCTCCAAGTAGCGCCAGAGGACACCGTGACCGTCTTTGTTGCGGCGATAGTGACTGGGCCAAACGTCCCGGCGTTGCTAGATGCAGGGATTGTGTAGTCGTTGCTGATGGTCTGATCGTTGAGATAAAAAATGTGATCAGTGCTGCCGCCCGTCGCGCCGCCGCCGATGCTGCCCCAGGCAGTCCCATTGTAGCCCTCAAAGGACAAGAGGTCGGAGTTGTAGCGAAGGTAGCCAGTGGCCCCCGTGGGGCGCTGCGCGGTCGTTCCAACAGGAACAAGGATCGAGTCAGTGCCCGACACCGCGAAGCTGACCGCAGGAGCCCCGCCGATGCCGACGCGCCCCGCCGCATCCGCCTGCACCCCCTTGGACGCAGGGATAGTGATGAACACATCCTTGGTCCCGGCAGAGAAGCTCACCGCCGAGCCGCTGTTAGATGAACTGATGATGGTGGTGCGGGTGACGGTGTTCGCGGACGAGTAGGTGCCAACACCTACCTCCCACTCACCCAACGAGGCGTTCTGGATCGTGTAGTAGAACGTGTCGCTCGTCGAGCACACGGAAGAGAACGTGCGATAGCCCGTCTGCGCTGTACCAGAGACCGTGAACGCCCCAGCCCCCGTAGTCGTGGAAGTATCGTAAACGCGGTCTGCGGTGATCAAGGCCATCGAAGTTCTCCTTAACCGTGCGTGATCGCCCCAGAGGTGACCTGCACGGTCTGCCCAGAGGTGACGCTTACTGTGCCAAGGATAAGATCAGTGCCGGATGTTCCAACTGTCAGGCCAGAGACGATCACCGTACCTGCGTTGTTGCGGAACTCAGCGAGCGCCGCTGTGCCAGTGCCCGACGCTGTCGCGGTGAGCGGCGTACCCGCCAAAGTAAAGACCCCGCTAGTGATGGTCGCGGGTGTAGCTGGGAGAGCGATTGTCGCCAGCACGCCGGTCGCACCAGACAAAGCTGATGTGCCAACTACAAGCGACCCCGCAGACGCGGTGCCCGTTGCAGCGGCGACGGTCTTACTGGCGATCAGGTCGGCGATGACCTGTAGGCGATTGTTCTTGGCGGCGACGGCGTAAACTACGGACATTGTTTCTCTCCAATTAGTTGAAAGTCACCGCGCCCTGCGGCGGGCGAACGATTGGGGGAAAGCCCAGTTCTGTCCGCGATACAGGTTGTTGTGCATCGCCTCGACCTTGGCGAAAGCCACCGCGCCACGGAACGAGCGCGTGTGATAAATCGCCATTCGCTCATTGGTGTAGGGCTTGGCGATCTGCGTCATCATCCGGCCCAGCACGCCGTCTAGAATATCGTTGTTGTACTTGTTGATCACCCAGTCGGGGAACTCGGGATAATCATCTCGCGTCGTGGGGTCGTTCACCGTCAGCACCAACCGGGCTGTGAATGTATCCGGCTTAGTTGGCGCGGCGATCAGCGTGAGCTTGCTGGGAAGCCCCAGAATGGCCTTCACGTTGAACTGGTCACTACTGACGACACCCATGAGCCGCACCGGGGCGGCTATGCTCGATGGTGTGATCGTATAATCTTTAGTGTCGGTCGTGACCGGAAAGTCGATGTCCTCGTACCAGCAGTTCGTCCCCTGAAAGAAATCGTTCATCACGGAGAACAGTTCGAGCTTCAAGACGGTATCAACGGCACCGGGGAGGCGGATGCGGAGGTTATCCATCAGTCGATTGAGATCGTAGATCATCGCTCCCTCACGCCATAATGGTTAGAAGTTGAGCGGTGAATTTGTTCAGGAACACGCTCGCTCGGCTATCCTGCGTATTCTCGTCATCACGGAGCTGCGCGCTGCCGCAGATGTAGTAGAGCAGCGCGACCCGGTACTGCACATCGATGGGAACGGAAGCGCCAGTTGAGCCCGCAGAGAAGGTGGGGAATGCCGTCCTGAAGTAGGTACGCACCAGCTCTGGGCGAAGGCGGCGTATCTCAAGAAATCCAAGATTGAGGCCATTCACAAGATCAGCGTCGGGATAGCGATAATCAGCAACCGTGTCCTGAAGAAGGATGCGGGCGCTGCTGATGTAATCGGCTACGGTATCGAGCGCCATCACGGTCCCTCAGATTGGTGCCATCACCCGATTTCTTCTCGCCACGGGCAGCCCAGTGGTCGGGAGGCAGAGCGGCCTTACGAAGAGGAGCCCCAAGGTTAGTCGGGGCTCCAAGCTTGTTAGCCGACCGTGACGATGGCCTGAGTGAGCGCAGTGCCGTCAACGACCTTATAGCCGAAGACCTGAAGGCCGCGCAGCACGGTGCCGAAGGTCTGCTCGCTGCGCAGGGTCTCGACCTTGGAGACCTGCGAGGCGAAAGTAAGCCCATGCGAGTGACCGGCGTAGAAGACATACTCACCGGACGCCAGACCGCCAGTCGTACCCGCAGGGAGCAGATTGGAGCTGTAGATGGTGAACCGATCCACCATCCCGAGGCGACCATTTCGCAGCATGGAGACACCATCCCCAGACAGGTAAGCCTGACGCAGCTCAGACTGTTTGATGAGCGTAGCGGCCCAAGTGGGGAGCACGACCCAGCGGCCCGTCTCAGGGATATTCTGCTCATCGAGCGCCTGGCCCATGCGCAGGAGCACCGAGAGAATATCCACCTTGCTAGAAGCCGCAGCGGCGGTCACAGCGAGCGGACCCGAGGAGGTCACACCAAGGTTGATCCCACCGGAAATCTTACCCGCCGAAGCGCCACGGTTATAGGTCGCAGTCGCGCCGTTGAGCAGCCCGGCCAGAACCGCAGCGTCAATGACGATCTTCATCTGCTCAGCAGCGTCATCGCTCCACATGCTCATGAGGTTCAGATCGCTCTGAACATCCATGACATCGTCGAGGATTGTATTAAAATACTTACCCTGATCGATGGCAAGCTCGATGACGTTACCAGAGGGCCGCTGCAGCGTCAGAAGACCATCAGCCTTATAGTCACTGATGGTAATCGTGGGCTTCGTGCGGATTTTGACCTTGTCGCCCTGGTTCTTGATCTCGCCTTCATAATCAGTATTCGAGATCGCAGCCAAGCAGGTGCTGGCGTAGAATTTCTCGATCAGTTTACCAGACCAGATTTCGGGAATGAACCCGGTGGACTGGAGCGTGTTGGCGGTGCCGCCAGAGGGGTAGAGGGCAGGCGTTGTACCAGATGTTGCGACTGGAAATGCCATCGTGTGGCTCCCGAGAAGAAGAGGTTATCTGATGCGCCCCTCCGGTCCCGCCGCAAATATTGAGCGTTCGAGCCGATCCTTCTCCGCTTCGCGTCCTAGATACTTTCCAGTTCGGACGTCTGCGTAGAATTGTGAGATTTGGGACGCGGTGAAGACCGGCTTCTCAACAGGGGCGCTTGCCGCTGATGTCTTCGCTCTGCCCGGTGCCGCAAAACTTGCGAGCGGGACTTTATCTTGGACGGCACCGCCGTTAGAAAAGCCCGGCCCGCTACCTGCGGGGTCCGTAGCAGCCTCTTCAGAGAGGAAGCCTTGGAAGAAGGCCAGCACACGAGGGGTGTCGTTCCGCTCGTAAGCTGTCTTCAATAGGTTATGACGATTAACACCAGAATAAGGATCTGGCAAGTTAAGCCAAGATAAGAAGTCAGGATTGGTGTTTACGTCCTGCCAGTTCGGCAGGCGGTCGGACATAGTAGCCTCCATGCGGGACCTAACATCCTGCTGCACGTAGCTGCCAACGCCGGTAAGTTGGGATTTGAGCCCATCGATTTCTGCCCTTAACTTAGCAACTTCAGGGCTAAGTTCTTCTTTTGCCTTCTTCCCCACGACAGAAAGAAATTCCGCCCCATAGTCCTGCTCTTCTTCGGCAGTGATAAAGCGCTGTGCGCTCTGTTCGTTGGGGACGTAAGTCTGTGGGGCGACCTGCATCGTCGAGATGACGTTCTGCAGCCCGGCGATCTGGTCGCTAAGGCCCCTGATCTGCCCTTCAGACCGATCATACCGACCCTTCATGCTCTTATAGCGGTGCTCCCAGGACTGCTCGTCGCCTTTGGGCTCATTACTTTTCGAAGTAAAGTCCTGCGCGGGGGTTTCAACTTGGTCACCCACCTGCTCAGCCACCTCTGCGGGGGCTTCAGGCTGCTCCACAGTCTCAGGCGCATAAGTGGCATTGAACACAGCTTCTGCACGGGCGGCGAGAGCCTTTACGGCGGGCGGAATTTTCACATTCGGGTCGATCTCAGCAAGCACTTGAGCCATTTACTTCTTCTCCATCATCTGGTCGGCGGTCTTTTGGCATTCATTGAACAGCCGAAGGAGCGAGCCCGTTTCGCGGGCTCGGCCTTGGGCGAGTAGAACGCTGTCAATCGGCGACGAGACACATTGGTCACGGGTACTGTCGGCATACTCAGAGAACGCGCCCAGGAATGCCGACCATTCCTCGGGGGCTCTACGCGCAAGCGATGCGGTCTTCATGATGAGGTCGCGGTTATTCATTCGTCACCAACGCGGGAACGGCCCGGTCATAACGCCCATCTGGGGCGGCTTGGCCTTCTTGCTGTAGTTGTTCATCGCGCGGTTATAGGGATCGCCGCCTGTGATGTTGTCGCGTGCGAACCGGCTCGGCAGGACTTCCTGCTTGTCGCACTTGTACTTTTCCTTTGATGCCTTCATCAGTCTTCTCCATCCATGCCGGTGCGCCCAAACCCAGAGTTGCTAAACGGCTGGGATGGCTGAAGTTCAGTCTTCAGATAGTCGCGCGTGCTCTGCTTACCCTTGGGCTTGAAGAGTTTTTTGTTAGCCTCCAGCCGAGGGACACGAATGAGTTTCGTTGGCCCCATCGGCTCCGCTTTGTTGCTGACCTTACGGACGTACATTAGTTCGAAGCCGTCATACCGGGCTTGGCCGCAACGCCGGACTTCTGCTTACCCACCTTGCCGGTCGGCCCGCCCTTGGCGATCTGCCCGTTGCGCCCCATCGAAGCAGTCTGGCCGGGCACCTGCGTGCCGGTCTTAGTCTGCTTGCCCACGAGGCCAGTAGGACCGCCCTTAACAAACGTGACGCTCTTGGTAGAGAGCTGTTTACCCATAGCCATCGTCGTTCTCCTTTAACCGGCACCGCCCGTGATGTTGGTGCGAGGACCCATATCCTTGGTGACGTTGCCCCCAACGGGGGCCTGCCCACCCTGCGCCTGCGCGCCGAGCTGTGCCTGCTGTTGAGCCTGCTGAGCAGCCTGCTGCTGCATCTGTTCGAGCTGCTCCTCGGATGGGATGATCTCCGCGCCATCCATGCCGATTGTCTGCGCAACACTCCGCAGGATCGCAGCGCGCCCTTTAGGCCCGACGATTTGAGTGTCGATGGGATTGGCAGTGATCTGAAGAAATTCGAGCTGACGGCTGCGCTGCGTCTCCCGCTGGATGGCGACGTTCACACCCTGCACGGTGATGGCCTCCTCGCCAGTGAGCATCCCGCTCTGGTCGGTGAGCATCAGCATGTCGAAGAGCTGCTCAAGCAGCGGCTGGTAAACATCCCTGTCGATGTTAGCCGCAACCGTCTGGAGTATCTTAGAAGCGTTACCCATGAGCATCGCCAGACCCGACGCCGTGCGCCCTGCCCCGCCACCAACACCCGTGCCAGCCATATATTTGGGGATGGCGCTGAGTTCGTCCGCGAGCTGATTGAACTGCGAGTAAACGCCCATCAGCTCCTGCGCGTTAGACACGGGCTGGAAAAAGGAGATCGGCACCTGCGCATTGTTACCCATCGGATCGCTTTGGGTATGCCACCTTTTCCAAGGATACAGGTCCTCGCCATCCTCATCGGGGCTCAGACGGTCATCGTTGACCACCACCTGCGGGCCGGAGCTGATCGAGAGATTGTTGACCAGAGCCCGCAGCGAAGCGTTAGCGACATCCTGAATGTCGTGGAGAATGTCAGGGAGCCCATTGCCCACGGGTGTGCCCGGCACTTTCTCGAAGCTCGTTATAAAATAGGGATGGCGCTTGCGGGGGCTCGGCGAGAACTGCGCCTTGATGACGTATCGCCCGATCAACCAGAGCTGCACGAAGTAATCGCGCATGGGGTCGGGCACCTGCTCCTCATCCATCCCGTACTCAAGTAGCATTCTACCCTGCACGTTGCCGTGGAACTCAAGGCAGGAGATGAGCCCACTGCGGTTAAGCTGGGGGTTCTCGCGGTTCTCCATAACCGCCCTTTCGCTATCGGTATTGTCCCAATTATCGGCCAGCCCGCCCCGCCCATAGTCGTCGAGCACGCCACGGATGGCGTCGTGGTTGTAGCCCGGCAGGTCCAAGAGATCGTTGAGATCGGCACGGGTGACGCGCGTGCGCTCGATAACAGCGGCATCCTCGATGTCGCTAACACCCGGCGTCCACCAGATATCGAAGGGGGAGACCCGGTTCCAGAACAGCCTGGGGGTCTGCTGCACCACCGCTTTACCCTGCACCCACTGCACCGTGGGCACGATCCTGACGATTGGGCCTTTGATACATGCGAACGGGAACAGCGGCAGATCGACCAAGAACTCGGCGAGCGCTTTGTAAAACGCACCCGAGGTGAGCATCTCATCGATCTTGTCTTCAGCGATTTTAGCCTGCTGGGCGGCTTTCTTTTTAGCCGCCTGACGCGCCGCCTCCATCAACTGGAGGGTGCGATCACGGATACCGTGGGCGTCAGGAGCCTGCCCGCCGAGCTGCTGCATCCCCTGAAGTTCACTCTGCACGAGCTGAGTTATGCTCTGGATGATCTCAGGGGGGATGTCAGGATCGTCAGGAGGGGCAAGCCCCCAAGCACGGTCAGGGGTGAGATAAACGTCGCGAAGGAGCGAGGACGCGCCCCGGCACTTCATGGCGATCAGGCGGGCGTACACTT